TACGTTCAGACATTGACTTAAGGGAGGATTATACGTATGGAAGAAATATTAAAAAAACTTCTAGAATCTGATGTTCTGAGTGAAGAAACTAAAACTGATCTTCAGGAAGCATGGAATGACGCTGTTAAAGCAAAAATCCAAGAAATCCGTGAAGAAACAACTTTAGAAGTTCGCGCAGAGTTAGCAGGTCAATGGGTTAAAGAACGTGAAGCGTTAATTACTAAATTAGATGAATTTGTAACTACACAAATTGAATCTGAATTTAATGAATTACGTTCAGACATTGAAAGCTTCAGAGATTTAGAAGCTGAATATGCTGGTAAATTAGTTCAAGAGAAAAAAACTTTAGCCGAATCTATGAATGATGAATTAGAAATATTGATTGATAAAATTGATTCTTTCTTTGAAATTCGTTTAGCAGAAGAATTGGAAGAATTAAAAGAAGATTTAGAAGTGGCTAAACAAAATGAATTTGGTCGTAAAATTTTTGAAGCTTTTGTTGGAGAATATTCTAAATCTTATGTTGATGAAGATTCAATCCAATCAAAATTAACAGTAACTGAATCTAAACTTTCTGATATTCAAGCTCGTTTATCTGAAGTTGAAAAAGAAAAAGATGGTTTGTTACGTGAAGCAAAATTAGAGCAATTGTTAAAACCTCTAAATGGTAGCAAACGTGAACAAATGCAATTTGTTCTACAAAACATCGATACCAAAAAATTAGATGAAGCCTATAATCATTTTATTGGTCGTATTCTAAAAGAAGAATCTAAACCTACTTCAACAACTAAATTAGAAGAATCAAAATCTTCTAAAACAACTGTTGTAACTGGTGAAGAGAATGAAAACATACTCAAAGAACAACAAACAGAAGTTCGTAAGTCTGATTTGGCTACTTTGAAACGTTTAGCTGGCATAGCTTAACAAATCTTTAAATTTTATAAAGGAGAGAAACATGCAATTAATGGAAAACTGGCAAGAAAGTAAAGAAGCGTTGCTAGAAGGCTTAACCGATCGTAAAAAAGCCATCTTAGCACCAGTTCTAGAAAATACAAAAAAAGCCTTATTAGAAACTGCACCAGGCGATGCTTCTTCAGCCGGCGCAATTGGTAATTTCCAAAAAATCATCTTCCCAATGATTCGCCGTATCATTCCTGGTACAATCGCATCTGAGTTAGTTGGTGTTCAACCTATGGCAGGTCCAGTAGGCTTAGCGTATTCATTACGTTTCCTATTCTCTGACAATGTTGATGTACCACAATCTCAAATTGGTCAAGATACTACAATCATCGGTGGTCAAACTGAAGTATTTGCTAACAATAGCGCTACTCAACGTTGGTACTCTGGTGCAACTCAAGGTGTTGGTCCTAATGGTTATCCATTAGCAACTGGTACTGCTGCTCTTACTTCAGATTTTGAAGGATACGGCGGACGTAAATTGCAATTAGAAGTTTTAAAACAAACTGTTACTGCTGGTACTCGTAGATTACAAGCAAAATGGACTGTTGAAGCTGGTCAAGATTTAAGCTCACAACATGGCTTAGACCTTGAAGCTGAAATCACTGCTGCTCTTTCTGCGGAAGTTGTTTCAGAAATTGACAACGAATTGATTTATGACTTAGTTGCTCTTGCTGGTACTGTTGAAACTTTCGACATGACTTCTACAAACTTCACTGGTATCCCTAACTATGTTGGTGATCGTTTTGCAGTTTTAGGTGTTCTTATCAACAAAGTTGCAAACGAAATTGCTCGTTTAACACGTCGTGGTGCTGCTAACTGGATTGTTGTATCTCCAATTATCGCTTCTGTATTGCAATCTGCTGCTAAATCAGTATTTGCTCCACAAATCAGCGGTTCTTTCGAAGGTCCTAACAATACTAAATTGATTGGTACTTTAAATGGTGCAATCAAAGTTTATACTTACATCTACTTTGACACTGGGTCAGAACCAATCTTAGTTGGTTACAAAGGTGGTAATGGTGAAATGGATACAGGTTATTTCTACTGCCCATACATTCCATTGATGTCTTCAAACGTTGTTGTCGATCCTAACACTTATATGCCAGGATTAAGTTTGTTAACCAGATATGGTAAAGCAACCTTCACTGATACTACAACATCTTTAGGCAATAGTGCAAACTACTACGGCCGTGTGAATATTCCGGCAAATACCCTTTCGTTTATATAAGCTTA